ATTACTCCTGTTGAATCACCACCAACATCTAGTAAAACTGCATGGTCTTCTGCTTGATAAACACTAGGAGTTGTAGGAGTATAAATTGTTCCTCCTTTTAATTGGAATATATGATGTATAGAAGTTTTATGTCCTATAAATCCTCCTACTCCTAATGAAGGATCTCCATCTGTTTCATCATTTATTCCTATACTAGAAAGAGTTCCATATCCTTTGTCTACTTCAAAAGTACCCATACTTCTTTCATCATTAAACCTAGGAGCAAAATCTATAGTTCCTTTATTTATTGTTAAATGTAATTCTGTTTTATCAAAATTTTTATTTAAATAGCCTAAAGTATCATTTATTATAAATCTACTTGCTGAAAAGAAAGCACCATCAAATCCTGTGTTTAATGAACTTACTGATGTTAAACTATTACTTCCTGTGTAATATTCTTTTGTAAATTTATTTGTTTTTATTTCAGCTGTAGTGTAATTTGGTGAAAAATCTCTATGTGCATTAAATTGACCAGTTGTAATTGATAATCTTGTAACACCATTATAATTACCTGGTGTAGTTTGACCACCTACACCATCATCACTTTTATAACCATATCTAAAAGATAATCTAGGAGTATCTAAAATAACTGAATTATCAATTAAAGTAGATCCACCACTTGTATTTCCCATAGTTGATGAATCAAATAATTCTAAAGGACTAAGATATGGGGCTAAAGAATTAAGTATTGAACTAGTATCATTTAAATAGTCTAAATACTTAAAAGTACTTAATAAAAATCCTTTATTCATTCTACAAGAATAATTTCCTTCTAAATCTGATTGAATAGCTGGGTCTAAAACTTTAATATTAAGTTTAGCTCCTGTTGGGAAATCTTGAGTTATAAATCTATGAAAACTATCATAGGGTTCAGTTTCTCTATCTATGACTTTAACTGAATTATCTTCTTTATTAACTACTAATATTTTACTAATACCAACATATGAATGACCTTCTAAAGTAGCGTATCTTTCTTTTTCTGTTCCCCCTACTACTGTATTAGCTATATAAATGGCTGTTGTTTCATTATTAATTACAGGATTTAAACCATAAGATATGTCTCCTCCCCATACAGTTTCAGTACTACCAGATATATTTACTCGTTGTGCTAAATAATCAGCACTTGAGGTATTAGCTTGATCTATATTAATATCAATTCCATGATATTCATTTATTCTTAAACCTGTTAATTTTGAACCTGCATATCTTGGATTTTTCCAATGAGCTGCGTCTATTAAAGCATCATCAAATTCAGCTGAATATAATGCACCTGCACCTTGTTGTAAAGCTTCTGCTAAACTTTGTGAAAATTTTCCCATATTTTACTATTATCTAAATTTATAATATTCCCCAAATTTATAATACCTACTAGATGGTTTTCCTTTTGTAACATTTCCTAATAAAGTATTTGATCTATAATCAATATAAAATTGACCTTTTGTACTTGTAAAGGGTTTTATAGGTGCTTGAGCTGCTTGTTGTTTTTCATCTAAAACAATACCATTTACATCTATAGTACCATTTGTTCCTTGTTCTACTCTTCTTCCTTTATTATTTTTTACTTCAATACTTCCTGAGGTAAGATCTTTTCTAAAATTATTTGTGGTTACAGCACTTCCTCCTCCTACAGATCCATTAAAGGAATATAATTCATTAATTGTTTCTCCTTTTACATCTGCATAAATTGTATTATAAGAACCAGATATCATTGTTTGACCATCATCTATAATAGGTAGTTCTCTTGCAAATTTACTTCTTTCAAGATAATGTGGTTCAATTAAAAGACCTGTTTTTAAATTTGCTTTCATAGGAACCCATTGTTCTATTAATTTAAACAATGTATGATCTATATATTGAATAGTTTTAATATAATCCCAATAATTAAATCTTCTAGGTACTCTTTTAAAATAATCATTTCTTAAATGTTTTAAATCTGAATAAAAAGAAGATGTTTGGGCTGAAGGTAAAGGTGAACCTATATAATCATCTAATCTAAATGCCCCCATATTATAAATTATTTGTTCATTTATTTCTGTTTGTGGGGAGAAAAATACTCCTAAATCTTCAAAATCTTGTGGTTGTCTGTCTAATACAGAAATTTCTGATCTTCTTGTAAATGATAAAATATCATCATCTATAGTGCCTTCATCTATTCTAATTTTTTCACTTGTCATTGAAATACCAACTGTGTCTGGAGTAGGTAAATGATGAACTTCTAATACTTCTACATATTTCATACCTGATATACTACTTGAAATACTAGCTGTAGGGATATAATGTATGTCTAAATTAGGATGAGAACTTGAACTATCTATTGTTTGTTCTGTTTCAGAAACTAAATTACTACCTAAAGGAGCTCTAAAAATTAATTCATCAAATGCTGATGATGTAGTATTACCCGCATATATAAATGGATCTAATGCTTGTATTTCTAATGCTTTTGGGTTTAAAATGTCTGTCGTACTAGATGAATGGAAATAGTATCTTACTTCTTGAAAAGATCCTGTGTATAATAAATTAGATACAACATCATAAACTGGTGTACTGTTTATTTCGATACCCCCAAAATATGCTGATGTTCCATCTTTCCAAACCTTTTCATATGTTGTTTGTGATATATCAAAACTAGAGGTATGATATGAAATATTTTTTAAATGATTAGATTGGTAAGCACCAAATTTAATTGTACCATAATCTGTGTCATTATTTGTTTCTCTTCCCATAAAGATATTCCAAAAATCTCCATTATATATAGGAAAATTAGTGGTTGAAGCTATTATAGCACTACCTGTATACACATCTAATTTACCATATTCAATAGAATCATTAGATGAGGATATATCACTTCCTACATAAGGGGTTAAAACTAAATGTGTATCACTTGCTTCAAAAGTACTTGATCCTGATATAGAAAATAAATGATATTGTTGTGTTGATCTTTCAGGTTTAATTCTAAAAGCTACTGTTTTTACATCTGAATTTAAATTTTGTGTTAAAGAAGATGACCATGCTGTTTTTAAAAAATAACCATTATTACTTGAACTTCCAAATAATGCTAAAGAAGATTTATCATAACTAAAAGTTTTATAATTTGTTTTGTCTTTTAAAGGTCCTCCATATTCTTTAACATTTAAAACAGTTGAAGGTACTCCATAACAACTCATTAATGCTCTTAATCCTCTTTCTGTCCCTTTAGTTTTTAAAAGATAAGGTGCATTATGGTATAAACGTTTCCAAATTTCTTTTGAAATATCTCCCTTAGGAATAGACCCTGCATTTGAAGCTGTTATTAATGTTTGATTAGTAGGTGTATCATAAAATAGACTTCCTGTGCTTCCTTCTCCTAATATATATTCTATTAAATTATTATTTTCAAATTGATCAAATGTTTCTAGACCTAAACTTTTTAATGTGAAATAAACTAAATCTTTTGAAATACCTCTTTTATGATGAGTATTATTTATTTCTGTTGTGTGTTTTATATGGGTCCATATATGATCAAAATGATGTCCTATCATATGAGTAAATGTCTTATAAAAGTCATTATCATTATTATCTACAATATGTTTAGGTACTAAGTTTATTAATCCATATTCATTTTTACTATCAAATAAAGAAGCTGATAGTAATTGTCCTCCATAATATGAATTATTTGAATTTTCACTTCCTAACCAAGTTAAAGCATTAGAAGATGTTACAGAATGAAGAAGAGGTTTACTTGCACTAGTGTGTTTTGGCCAAGTAAAAATATTAGATCCTGTTTCGAAATATAAAAATTGTTCATATCCATCTAGTCCTTTTATTAATTTTTCTTTTTTATCATTAATTGCTTCTTTATTATTTAAAGCTACATTAGGAATAGTACCTGATATGTTTTCTATATCTCCTATTTGACTATTATATAATTCTATTAAGCTTACTTTGTATTTAAAGTTTTTTAAGCGTTCAGTAGCACTACCAAAATGTATGAAATTTTCAAAATGATAAGGAACATCAATTCCTTCTGTGCTAGATGATATTGGTCTTATATAATCATAACTTATTTCTGGTATTTCCTTATTTTCTAATTGATTTAAAAGATGTTGATATGATGAAGTTACATCATAAGTTAATAATTCATTATAATTTTTATAACTAGAAGGCATTGAATTATTTATCCTAACATCTATTTTAAAATTAGGTCCTTGTAAAGGAATAATTTCATCATTTTCTGTTGTAAATTCAGGTTCTCCTAAATCAACAGTTACAGTTATAGGATCTATAATTAATTCTGTTACTTTAAATGTTGATTTTGTTGTTATAAAAGATGGTAGTGGTTCTGATAGTTTTACTAATAATTCATGTTTATTAGGATTTTTATTTAGTAAAACATTTATTCCAACTACATTTGAATCATTTCCAAAATTTAAAATAATATCTTTAAAATAAGAAGACGTTTCAATTTCTGATATAAAAAGACTAATTGCTCTATCAAATGAATTATTTTCAATATTAGGAGTAATAGATCTGATTTCTCTACGAGAAGGTGAGATTTCTTTAACATTAAATAAATTATCTTCTTCATTAAATATTTTATTTCTTTGAATATTTAATTTAATTTTATATTTACCTGCTATTAATGCTCTTTCATTTAGTATTTTTACAGGATCTATTTGAAAATTAGAAGATTCATTAGTAGTTTCTCCCATAATAGGAGATTGATCTAATGTAGATACCCATATCATGGTTTCTCCATTATTAAAATAATATCCATCTGTTGATCCATTAGGTCCCGGGATATATTCTCTATCTCCTGCTCCTTTTACATTAGGATTTATTATTCTTGGTTCTTTATTTGATATTATTTGAGATGTTGATTCAGGAACTTCATCATTTTTATTTAAACTATAATCTTGAAAATTTTCTTCTGAATATAAAAGATTATCATTAATATCATAGATATGTAATTCTACTACGTCTTCTTTTCTTCCAAAAGTTTTTACAATTACTTTTGAATTAATAGAGTCAAGTTCTAATAATTGTTCAGAGGATATGTCTAATATTTGGGCCATAAGGGTTATTTTCTATTCATCAAATTGTCTTTCATCAAATCTATTTATCTTCATTAAATCTACATTTAAATCTTTTATATCATCAATAGGAGGACCTGCCAATATACCTCCTATACAAGATTGACTTACTAAGATTACAAAATCACTATCAGGTATTCCTTTTTTACCTGATCTTCTTTTAATAAGTTGTAAAGCTTCTCTATTATTTATTTGTCTTCTTCTTCCCGAATGCATATAATACTGATTTCCATTATTTTCTAAAACTGATCCATTTTTAAAAAAAGGATGTTCATTTTCTATAGACCATATATCCTCATTTATTTGTTGTATTTGTGATCGCAATTCTTGAATATCTGAATCTTTTGGATCTATAGGATAACCAGCATATCTTATACTTTCTTGTACTATATTAAAATGGGTATTACTTTTACCTTCTTTTATTATATCATAAAACAACAAATCATACATATTAAATAAATCATCTATTGTGTGGGGTTTAGGTACAAATTCTACAAATTCTTTGTCTAAAGAATCTTGAACTTTTGTAGCTCCATAAATAGTTTTAGTTAAATTTAATGTTTCCATAGTAATTATTTATTTAACCGATTCCATAACATGAACCATCGTCTGTGTTTGCATTATAATTAAAATTTTCTGCTCCTTCATCAGTACATCCATAATATTTTTCTATACATCCTCCATCATTATAAAGTGCACTTGGGTTATAATTAAATGCATCAGGATCAGTACATCCATAATCTACACCAATAGGAGTTTCATTATTCCATTCTTCTGTTGGTTTTCCTACAGGGTGGATATATTCAAATCTCATATATCCTACTTTTTCAAATAAACCATCATTTTCTCCTGATATTTGTTGTTGTAAAATTACAGAATTAAGACCTAATGTTCTATCAGTTATATCAAAAGATGGATTGTCTTTTCTCCAATATATTCTTTGTGTGTCTCCTGATTCTATTCTTCGAGAAGTAGTTCTAGTACCATCTAGCGTCCAATATCTTAATAAACATGAATTATTTGATGATAAACAGGTTACATCTACAGCAAAATAATCTAATATATTAGCTAATGATGTATCTATTTCTCTATCTGGACCTGGTGGTACATTAAGATCAACATCTGAAGTTATGTCTTTTCCTGTAGGTATTGCATTTAAATCACTTACGTGCACCTTCTCTACTATATCAGTGTCTTTATCTCCTAAAAGTTCTTGTTTGTCTGTATCATAAGTCATATTAGTAAAACCAAGAGCTCTTTTAACTATTTTATATACATCATAACTTTTAAATTCTCTTTTTAATCCTTCTTGCATAACCCAAATAGGAAGACCTTGAGGAACTCCTTCTACCACTTCAGCATTCCATCCATGTGTACGTAAAAAAGTACCATTAGGATAAAATACATTTTCTTTAGGTTCTGGGTTTTGTTTTAAATTTAATTCTTCATCTTTTTTTTCTAAATCTTCTAATAATTTTTCTATTATAGATTCTTTAGGATCATTATAATCATTTATATATTCTTGACTTTGTACAATTAAAGAATTATGAGATTTTTCTCCTTTTTTAGGAATATTATAAAATAAATTTTCATAAACTTCAAAAAATTTAGGTACAGTATAATTAGGGTTAGATTTTATAAGTTCAGAAAAAGAGGTATTTATAAAGTCAGTTGTTTGTTTGTTTTTATAAACTCTTTTATTTAAACTAATTATTGCTTTTTTATTTTTTATTTTAGATTTTTGAAGAGATACTTTTATCTTAGATAACTTATCATTTTTTAAATCTTGCTTAGTATATAAATTAGATGTATTATCTTTAAACTTAGGTTTAAGACTTATATTTTTAGATTTAGTAGCCATTATCTAACTACTTTAAAATGATAATCATTATCATATATAGTAGTACCATCATCATTTTTATGTTTAAATAAAATACGATAATATCTTTCTGGTTGTAAACCTTTCATATATAATTTAAAATACATTCCATCTTTATCTGCACTTATTTTAGTAAAGTTATCATCAAAAGGAATAACTTCTTCTTCAGTGTAAGCATCTCTTACACTATAGTAAGAAGTTGGTTGAAAATATCCTACATTTAAAAAATTTGATGTTGTTGAAAATGTTCTTGTTGGGTAT